ATGGTTTAGGATATGAAGATGGACGTATCTTGGTTACATCACACGGATTTATGGCAGGACGAGAAGAAGGGGAAGAAAAGAAATCTCTCGAAGAGTACAAAAAAGAGTGTGGTGATTACATCAGTAAGATGTTAGGTGTTAATGTTACAGACATCGAAGACGTGGAAGTTGTAACAGAAGAAAGTGATCTATAATAAATTTTTTTAATGTCTGTTTTACTTGTTGATGGTGACAATTTACTTACAATTGGTTTCTATGGTGTCAAGAATTACTTCTATAAAGGGACACATATTGGGGGAATCTATCATTTCCTTAATACTCTTAGAAGAGCATTTGAGACGTATCATTTAGATAAGATTGTGGTATTTTGGGATGGACTTGACGGTTCACAAACCAGAAAGAAAATCTACGTCCATTACAAGGAAAACAGAAAATCTAGACTTCGTTCTGAAGAAGAGATTAACTCATACGGATATCAAAGAGACAGGGTAAAACAATATTTAGAAGAACTTTTTGTTAGACAGGGAGAATATGAATATTGTGAAACTGACGATTGTATCGCCTACTATTCACAAAAATCAATTAACGAGTCCAAGATAGTTTATTCGTCTGATGGAGACTTAACTCAACTTGTTTCAGAAACTACACAAATATACAACCCGTCACACGGAAAATTATACAAACAAAACGATACGATTGTTTACGACCACGAGGAAATTTTAATCGAAAATGTAAAGTTGGTTAAAATGATGTGCGGAGACTCCTCAGACAACATTGCAGGTATAAGAGGAATGGGTGTTAAGAGATTTCTATCTCTATTCCCTGAACTAAAAACACAACAAATTTCAATTGAACAGGTTAAAGACAAATGTAATCTCTTATTTGAACAAGATAAGACAAATAGGTTAGTAACTAATCTACTTACAGGAGTAACTAAGCATGGTGTGTTTGGTGATGAGTTCTTCGATGTAAACAGTCGTATTGTAAGTTTGGAAGACCCCTTTCTTACTGATGAGGCAAAAGAAAATATAGATTCATTAATCAATGAAAATTTAGACCCTGAAGGGAGGTCTTATAAAAATACCATGAAAATGATGATGGAAGATGGACTATTCAATGTGTTACCAAAATCGGATGACGCATGGATAAAATTTTTAAACCCATTTTTACGTCTCACAAGAAAGGAAAAAAATAAAAGAATAATCAAAATTAAAAACTATGAGTAATCAAGAGAACATTACTAAATTCGAATTCCTGTTAACGTTGGAAGGAAACATTATTGTACAAAGATTTTTTAACGTTAAAGACCATTATGACCCATCTAGAAGATCGATGGATTTGCACTATTACGTAAAAAATATTTGTGATGATATTGCAGAAGATTTAAAAATAAAAAGTTCCAATTATCTATGTGAGAATGCAAATTTTATCTTGTCTTCTGACTATGTGGAAGATTCAAATGAGAAGGATAAAGAACACTTTTTATTGGAAATTAAGTTGAATGAGGATGTATTTATTCAAAGAATATTCCCAGCATTTTACTACCATCCGAAGGTTAGGTACACGGTGGATATTCGTCCAAGACTTAAGAGAATTTTGACAGATTTGACTGACATTTTATCATCTGATGAATTGGAGACAACGTATTTGAATTATGAACTATAAAAAATATATATAAAATGGCAGAGAAGAATTTTGGTAATTTAGGATTTTCATTTCAACAATCACTTATTAAGTCAATAATCGAAGACAAGAAGTACGGAGAGACGATTATTGATGTTTTAGAAAGTAGATATTTTGAAAATGTATCATTCAAATTTATCATGGAAAATGTTAAAGAGTTATTTAAAACGTACAATACCATACCAAACTACGATACGGTTGCACAAAAGATTATGGCCGAAGGTGGTAATGACTCAACAAAACATGTTGATACCCTTGAAGCTATTAAACAACTAGATGTTAATACTGAATATGTACAAGACACGGCACTTAATTTCTGTAAACAACAGAATTTAAAGAAGAAACTTAAAGATGTTCACAATATTATCGACAATGGTGAATTTGAATCTTACAATAAGATTGAGGAAATCATACAAAAAGCGTTACAAATCGGTTTAATTAACGATGATGGAACGGATGTATTTGAAGATATTGATTTAGCACTAGAAAAGGACAATAGACTTCCAATTGCGACAGGTATTGTTGGACTTGACAACTTATTAGAGGGTGGACTTGGAAGGGGAGAATTGGGTATCGTATTGGCTCCTACGGGTACTGGTAAGACTACCTTACTAACCAAAATGGCGAATACCGCATACAATCAAGGGTTTAATGTTTTACAAGTGTTTTTTGAAGACAATCCGGGTAATATTAAAAGAAAACACTACACAATATGGTCAGGTGTCGCACCTAAAGACCAACCAGAAAATGTTGAAGAGGTAAAAGAAAAAGTTAAAGAAGCCGAAGTACAATCTAAAGGTGGAATTAAACTTTTAAAATTAGCAAGTGATAATGTAACAATATCTGAAATTAAAAATAAAGTTAGAAAATTGATTTCTGACGGATTTAAAATAGATTTGCTATTAATTGACTATGTTGATTGTATTTCACCTGAAAGAAGTGTCAATGGAGAAGAATGGAAAGGTGAAGGTTCTATTATGAGAAGTTTAGAATCAATGACAGGTGAATTTGATATTGCGATATGGACAGCAACACAAGGTAATAGAGAATCCATTTCATCTGAAGTGGTTAACAGTGACCAAATGGGAGGATCTATTAAGAAAGCACAAATTGCTCACGTAATTGTTTCGATAGCGAAAACACTTGAACAGAAAGAAAACAATTTAGCAACATTAACTTTACTTAAATCTCGTATTGGTAGAGATGGTGTTATATTCCAAAACTGTAAATTTAATAACGAATATCTAGTTATTGATACTGATTCACAGAATACTCTTCTTGGATTTGAAGAACAAAAAGTACAAGAGAAAGCAACAAGAGCTGCAGAAGTATTCAAAAGAGCTCAAGAGAAAAAGGCGGGGTTATTACTTAAAAATTAAATAAATTAAAATGACTGAAAAAATATTACAAGACAATCCAGGAAGATTTGTCCTTTTTCCTATCGAACATCATGACCTATGGAAGTTTTATAAACAATCTGAAGCTTCATTTTGGACAGCTGAGGAAATTGATTTAGGACAAGATGTTTCTGATTGGGAAAATAAATTAAATTCCGATGAACAACATTTTGTAAAACACGTGTTAGCATTTTTTGCAGCATCTGACGGGATTGTAAATGAAAATTTAGCAATGAACTTTGTTAACGAAGTTCAATATACTGAAGCTAAGTTTTTCTACGGGTTCCAAATTATGATGGAGAACATCCACAGTGAAACATATTCACTTTTAATTGATACGTTGGTTAAAGATAAAGAAGAACAACATTTTTTATTTAACGCAATTGATACAATTCCGGCGGTTAAAAAGAAAGCTGATTGGGCATTAAAATGGATTAACTCAAAGTCTTTTGTTGACAGACTAATTGCGTTTGCAGCTGTTGAAGGTATATTCTTTTCAGGTTCATTCTGTTCGATTTTTTGGTTGAAGAAAAGAGGGTTATTACCTGGACTTACTTTTTCAAATGAATTAATATCTCGTGATGAAGGTATGCATTGTGATTTTGCTTGTCATATCTACAATCAACATATTCAAAATAAAGTAAAACCTGAAAGGATTAAAGAAATTATATGTGGTGCTTTAGAGATTGAAAAAGAATTTATACTTGAGGCATTACCTGTTCGTTTAATTGGTATGAACTCAGATTTAATGTCACAATATCTTGAATTTGTAACTGATAGATTATTAGTTGCATTGGGAGTACCTAAAGTTTATAACTCAGAGAATCCATTTGATTTTATGCAAAACATTGCATTACAAGGTAAAACAAACTTCTTTGAAAAAAGAGTTGCAGAATATCAAAAAGCGGGAGTAAATAAAACAAGCGAATCTGAAGATTTAGATTCTGCATTTGGTGACGTTGATTTTTAAAATTAGAAAAGAAAAATGAAAGTAAAGAAAAGAGATGGTTCCTTAGAGGAAATGAGATACGATAAGATTACAAGAAGAATAAGTGTATTTTGTAGTGATTTAAATTTAGAATATATTGACCCAACCTATGTTACCTTAAAAGTAACACAAGGAATTTACGATGGGATTTCCACAACTGAATTGGATGTTCTTGCTGCAGAGACTGCGGCGGCGATGGCAACAACACATCCTGATTATTCAAAATTAGCAGGAAGGTTAGCCGTTTCTAATTTACATAAAACAACTCATAAGAAATTTTCACAATGTATTAAAGAACTTTATTCTTTTACTGAACCAAAAACAGGTAAAGAATCTTCTTTAATTGATGAAAGTGTTTATGAATTTGTAATGGCAAATAAAGAATCTATAGATGGAGCAATTCATTTAGAAAGAGATTTAGATTTTGATTATTTTGGTTTTAAAACATTAGAACGTTCATATCTATTAAAGATAGGGGAACGTATTATAGAAAGACCACAATACATGTATATGAGAGTTGCTGTGGGAATTTGTAAAGGGGATGTTGAAATGGCGATTCGTATTTATGATGACTTATCCCAACATTATTACACACATGCAACTCCAACGCTGTTTAATGCCGGCACAAAACGAGCCCAAATGTCGTCTTGTTTTTTAATTGGAAACAAAGGAGATGATATTGATGGATTGTTTGACACAATCAAAGATGTTGCTAAAATTTCTAAATGGGCTGGCGGAATCGGATTACATGTTCACGATGTTAGGGCCAAAGGTTCTTACATTAAAGGAACAGGTGGTCTTTCAGATGGTCTATTACCAATGTTAAAAACGTATAATGAAGTTGCTCGTTGGATTAACCAAGGTGGTAAACGTAAAGGTTCTTTTGCTATTTATCTTGAACCTTGGCATTCAGATATTTTTGATTTTATTGATTTGAGAAAGAATCATGGTAAGGAAGAAATGAGAGCGAGAGATTTATTCTTAGCGATGTGGACCCCTGATTTATTTATGCAACGTGTTGAAAGTGATGGAGATTGGTCTCTATTTTCACCTGACGAAGCACCAGGATTATCCGACGCTTACGACAGTCCCGAAGATAAAGCGTTCACTCGTTTATATGAATCATATGAAAAGGATGGTAAGGCAAGAAAAGTGGTTAAGGCAAGAAAATTAATGGATGCAATCTTAACCGCACAAATTGAAACAGGAACACCTTATATGTTATATAAGGACCCAGCAAATTATAAATCAAACCAAAAGAATTTAGGTACAATTAAATCTTCAAATTTATGTACTGAAATTATTGAGTATAGTTCACCAACTGAACAAGCGGTTTGTAATTTAGCTTCAATTGCGTTACCAAAGTATATTCTTAATGGAGAATTCAATCATGAATTACTTTATGAATACACATATCAAGTTGTTAAGAACTTAAACAATGTAATTGATTTAAACTTCTACCCAACCGAAGAAACTAAACGTTCAAATTTTAGACATCGTCCTGTTGGTTTAGGTGTTCAAGGTTTAGCTGATGTTATGTGTAAATTGGGTTTACCTTTTGAATCTGAAATGTCAGATAAATTACAAACAGATATTTTTGAAACAATTTATTTTGCCGCATTATCTTCATCAAAAGATTTAGCAAAAGAATTTGGACCATATGAAACAATTGTAGGTTCACCAATTGAAAAGGGTATTTTACAATATGAAATGTGGGGTAAAAAAGATTCAGACTTATCAGGTCGTTGGGATTGGAAATCTTTAAGAAAAGAAATTAAAACGAATGGTGTTAGAAATTCATTATTAGTTGCACCAATGCCGACAGCATCAACTGCACAAATTTTAGGTAATAACGAAGCATTTGAACCATTCACAACTAACTTATATTCTCGTAGAACATTAAGTGGTGAATTTATTATGATTAATAAACACTTGGTTTACGATTTAATAAAAATTGGTTTGTGGAATGAAGGTATTAAAAATAAAC